AATGAAAACGGTTAAATGGTCTGCTCAAGTGCTCTTAGAGAGTAATAGACTTATGAAGGTGGAGTTTACATCACCATCTAATTTAAGAGAAGATGCAGAACAAACTTGTAAAGCATTGTTTGGTACATCTGATGTTCGTCAATTAACTAGGATTTGGTAATGAGAGTTGTTATTGTTAGTGGTGGATTTGACCCTATTCACAGTGGACATATTAATCATTTTATAGAAGCAAGGAAATTGGGAGATATTCTTATTGTAGGATTAAACTCTGATGAATGGCTAACTAGAAAGAAAGGTAAACCATTCCTTCCTATAGATGAAAGATTGGCAGTTGTCAAATCAATGAGAATGGTAGATAGTGCTGTAGCATTTAATGATGATGATAACAGTTCTATATCTCTTATCAGACAAGCATTAGTATTATTTGATGATGTACTGTTTGCTAATGGTGGAGATAGGACACGGGATAACATACCTGAGATAGATGCATTTGATAAAGATCCTAGGGTGCAATTTGCATTTGGGGTTGGTGGTACACACAAACAAAACTCTAGTAGTTGGATCTTAAAAGAATGGACTTCACAGAAGAATTTGATCTAGGTCATCTAGTACTCCAAGAACGAAAGTGTAGGACTTGTAAAAAAATAAAAGATTTACTAACTGAATATTATAAGACCCATAAAGATAGAGGAAGTGTGGCATCCTCTTACTCATATGAATGTAAAGAATGCACAAAGATAAGAATAAAATTAAAAAGAAAGAAAGATATCCCTAATTGGATTTACCCTGACTGGTAATGTTCACCCAGTGTTTCCCCGATGAAAACACCCTAAACAATAAATAATTACAGGAATTTAGAATTCACCGAGGAGAAAAAGATGCCCCTGAATTTAGCATCTCCAGGAATAATTGTTAAAGAAGTTGACCTAACCAATGGTAGAGTAGATCCTACATCTACAAAGTCTGGTGGTTTAGTTGCTCCTTTTGCAAAAGGACCTGTAGAAAAACCAACCCTTGTAGAAACAGAAGCGGATCTTCTCGATACCTTCGGTTCACCATATAGGGATAGCAATCACTACGAATACTGGTTGACTGCCTCATCATATCTTGCATATGGTGGTGTACTACAGGTTGTTCGTTCAAATGAATCTGGTTTGAAGAATGCCTTTGTTGGTAGTGCTTCAAGCGTAGTCATTAAAAGTGGCGACGATTACATAACTAAAGGATATGCAGAGAACAACATTTCTAATGTTGTGTTTGCTGCTAAGAATCCTGGTTCATGGGGTAACGGTCTTAAAGTAGGAATGATAGATGGTCTTGCTGATCAAATACTAACTGGTATTGCTACTGTCTCTGTTTTAGGTTTTTCATCAACTGCTAATGGTGGTCTTGCTGCTGTCGCTGGATACGAAGACGGTTTAAGTCCAATAGATCTTACAGTTGGTCTCGGTGTAACACAATCAATCCCTGCTAATACTGTAATAGCAGGTGCTGGTTCAACATCAGTTCTCGATGGATACCTTAAAGGGGTAATCACTGAAGTTGGAACAGGTCAAGTCTCAGTTAAAGTAGTATCTCATGTTAGTGCTGCTGGTACTGAAACTTCAGTAGACTACACACCTGGTGGAGTTTACGCATTTTCAGAAACAGGTAATGCAAGTGGTGGTATTCACCTTCATGTTCAATCTGCTATCGGTAGTGGCAAACATGGTTGGGTAGCAAGTACAGTTTCATACGGATCTAGTTTTGGTACTGCTAACTTCTTAAGTGCTTTAACAGGTGCTGGTGTAACTGTTGGTGATAATCGTTACCTTGCTGCACAAGAATTTGCTCCTGGTACTTTAGATTATACTGGAGAAAAAGATTGGTTTGATAACCAATGGATAACATTAAAAGATGGGGAGAAAATTTACTGGAACAACTTAGCTGAAAGACCAGGAACTTCTAACTATGCAAAAGATAGAAACTCTAAGAACGATGAAGTTCATGTAGTTGTCTATGACGACTCAGGTAAGATTACTGGTAATGCAGGTACTCTTCTCGACAAGTTTACTACTACCTCTAAAGCAAAAGATGCCATCTACTCAGTAGGTAATGCACAATACTATAGAAAGGTTATTGAAATAGGTAGTCCAAATATATTTGCTGGTGGTGCTCCATCAGGAGTTATTACAACTGACCTTGATGCAGATTTCAATCCTGTATCTGATGTAGCATGGGATCAGGATACTGAAAATATATCCTTCGCTGCTATTGGAAATTATGTCGCAACTCTTTCAGGTGGTAAAGATTACGGTGGAAAGACTGGAATCAACAGTACAGGTGCTCTTAGCGTAACAGTTGGAGATCTTTCTACAGGATATGATCTTCTAGCAAATAAAGATGCTTACCCATTAGATTTCCTTATCATGGGATCTGGTGCTCATGGCAAAGAAGAAACTCAAGCACTTGCTAATAAGTTAATTGCTGTTGCCGAAGTTAGAAAGGATTGCGTAGCATGCATCTCACCTCATAGACAAGCATTCTTAGCTTCGTCTGGAGATGGAGAAGATTTGACACTTAAGTCAGATACGGTTACATCTGCAATTATCAGTTTCTATTCAGCAATTACATCATCTTCTTATGCCATATTTGATAGTGGTTACAAGTACATGTATGATCGCTTTAGTAAGCAATTCCGATATGTACCTCTAAACGGTGACATTGCAGGACTATGTGCTAGAAATGATATTAACAACTTCCCTTGGTTCTCACCAGGCGGAACACAAAGAGGATCAATCCTCAATGCTGTTAAGTTAGCATACAATCCAAGTCAAGTTGAAAGAGACAAACTTTACTCTTCTAGAGTAAACCCAGTCATCTTCTCACCTGGTGCTGGTATCATCCTATTCGGTGATAAAACAGGTCTTGGTAGAGCATCAGCATTCGATAGAATTAATGTTCGTCGTCTGTTTATCTTCTTAGAAAAAGCAATCGCTGCTGCTGCAAAAGATCAACTATTTGAATTCAACGATGAGATCACAAGGATCAACTTCATCAATATCGTTGAACCTTTCTTAAGAGATGTACAATCCAAGAGAGGTATTACAGACTTCATCCTAGTTTGTGATGAAACAAATAACACTGCTGCAATCATTGACAGTAACGAATTCGTTGCTGACATTTATGTGAAACCAGCAAGATCTATCAACTTCATCGGTCTTACATTCGTTGCTACACGAACAGGTGTTAGCTTTGAAGAAGTTATTGGTCGAGTTTGATCTAACTTTATTAAAATCCCAGAGGTAAACATTCAATGGCCATTAACAACCAAAACCCACCAAAGACCGCCGATAGGACAATTGACAAGTTTAAGTCAAGGTTGTCAGGTGGTATCGCAAGACCTAACCTGTTTGAGGTTGTTCTTGCATTCCCAGATGGAGTAGTTGATGCTAGTGTCAACGATCTAGATTCAAAAGCTAGATTCTTAGTTAAGTCTGCTGCACTTCCAGCATCTAACATTGCTCCAATCGTCGTACCTTTTAGAGGTAGACAGTTAAAAATTGCAGGTGACAGAACATTCGATGAATGGCAGATCACTGTAATTAACGATTCAGATTTTGCTCTTCGTTCTTCTTTCGAGAGATGGATGAACTCAATGGCAAAAGTCTCAGATACATCTGGTAATACTAACCCAGAAGATTATACTAGAGATGCTTATGTCTATCAGTTAGGTAGATCTGCTGTTACTCCAAACTCACAGGAGTCTGCACAGAACATGCCTATTCTTAGAACATATAAATTCTATAGTGTGTTCCCAACACAGGTATCTCAGTTGGATCTTTCATACGATAACTCGGATGCTGTTGAGGAATTTACAGTTAATCTCCAAGTACAGTGGTGGGAAGCTGCTGGAAATGGTGGAGATGTGGCCTGATAAATAAGAATATAAGTTAGTAAAAACTAGTAATGGCGAAACTATTTGGTTTCTCAATTGAGGATAAAGACGAACAGAACGCCAAGGGTATAGTCAGCCCCATTCCACCGACAGGTGAGGCTGGGGTTGATTATTTTGTTCAAGGTGGTTTTTCTAGTCAGGTTGTAGATCTTGAGGGAATCTATAAGACAGAGCATGAACTTATAAGAAAGTATCGTGAGATGGCATTACACCCAGAGGTGGATAATGCGGTAGAAGATGTTGTGAACGAAGCAATAGTATCTGATACAAATGATTCTCCTGTAGAAATAGATCTAGAGAATCTAAATGCAAGCGATGGCATTAAAAATATCATCCGCAAAGAATTTAAACATATTAAAGATCTTCTTGACTTCGACACAAAGAGTCATGAAATTTTTAGAAACTGGTATGTTGATGGAAGATTATATTAAAATAAAGTAATAGACATAAAAAATCCTACTGAAGGTTTACAGGAATTACGATATATCGATCCTCTTAAGATGCGTTATATTCGTAAGGAAAAGAAAAAGAATGATAAGAGTGACTTGTTTAACATGCAGAATGTGCATGAGAATGACAAAGTATACTTTCCAGAAATAGAAGAGTATTTTCTATACACACCAAAAGCACAGTATCCAACTAACATTGGTGTAGCAGGTGCTGGATCTGCATTGAAAGGAGTTAAACTTGCAAAGGATTCCGTAGCATATTGTACTGCTGGATTAGTAGATAGAAATAAAGGAACTGGATTATCCTATCTTCATAAGGCAATCAAAGCACTCAATCAACTTAGAATGATTGAAGACTCTCTTGTAATCTATAGATTGAGTCGTGCTCCAGAAAGAAGAATATTTTATATTGATGTTGGTAATCTACCTAAAGTAAAAGCGGAACAATATCTCCGTGAAGTTATGATGCGTTATCGTAACAAGTTAGTATATGATTCTAATAGTGGTGAGATAAGAGACGACAAGAGAATGATGAGTATGCTAGAAGATTTCTGGTTGCCTCGTCGTGAAGGTGGTAGAGGAACTGAGATTACTACATTACCTGGTGGACAAAACTTAGGTGAACTAGCAGACATAGAATACTTCCAGAAGAAACTGTATAGATCATTAGCAATTCCTGAGTCTAGAATTGCTGGTTCTGGAGATGGATTTAATCTAGGTAGATCATCAGAGATAGCGAGAGACGAACTTAAGTTTAGTAAGTTTGTTGGTAGATTGCGTAAGCGTTTTAGTAACTTATTATTAGATCTACTAAGAACTCAACTACTTCTAAAAAATATTGTTACTCCTTCAGATTGGGAAGTAATGAATGAGCATATACAGTTTGACTTCTTATATGACAATCATTTTGCGGAACTTAAAGATAAGGAATTATTAGAAGGTCGTTTAGGACTTCTAGGAATGATCGAACCTTATGCTGGTCGTTACTATTCTACAGAGTATATTAGAAGACAAGTACTCCGTCAAAGAGATCAAGAGATCGTAGAAATAGATGAGCAAATAGAAGAAGAAATTGCTAAGGGTGTCTTACCTGATCCCAATCAGCAGATGATGGAATTTGAACAACAAGCTGCTATGGGTATGGAACCTGGTGCTGAAGGTGGTGCGGAACAAGGTTTCGGTCCTGGCATGCCAGGTACACCAGAGCAACCACCTGGAATACAAACACCTGCAAAATTACCTAAATCTGGAGAAGGGGAAATATAAACACTAATAAATAAGTTTATAACTCTAATGTTTTATTATGGAAGAACTAGTCAATATGATAGCTTCGGGTAATTCCGCAGCAGATATTAGCGACCAGATCAAAGACCTTTTATATGCAAAAGCCGCTGGTAAAGTAGACGATACTCGTCCTGCTGCAGCAGCTAGTCTTTTCGGAAGCGTTGAAAGTGGAGAGTCCCCTGAAGTAGCAACAGCAGAAGAGGAACCTAATGTCGAATAGACTATTACTACTCGGTTCAGACGAGATAAGTGTACCAGTTACAGCTGGTACAGGGGTAAGCTTTACCCAAGCAACTTGTGTTCGTCTTTACAATGCTAATGCTGCAGACAGAGTAATCACCGTTCAAGAAACTAGAGGCGGTACTGGAGTGGGATCATTCACACTCAAAGCAGGTACTGACGCAATTCTTGAGAAGAAACCAGCATTCACAGTATTTGCTAGTGGTGCTGATGTTAAAGGTGTAAAAGTAGGATTTACTAATTAACCCCATGAAACTCATTACAGAAGAACTAGAAAATGTAGAAATTATCGTCGAAGAGCGAGGCGGTAAAAAATCTATGTTTATTGAGGGTATCTTCCTTCAAGGTGACTTGAAGAATCGTAATGGACGCATGTATCCAATGGACACTCTTCGCAGAGAAGTCGGTAGATATAATGAAAGTTTCATAGCTGGTGGTCGTGCTCTTGGCGAATTGGGTCATCCCGAAGGTCCAACAGTAAATCTAGATAGGGTCTCACATAAAATAACTTCTCTTAGAGAAAACGGTTCCAACTTTATTGGCAAGGCGAAAATCCTTGATACACCAATGGGAAGGATTGCTAAGAATCTAATCGATGAGGGTGTCAAACTAGGAGTTTCATCTCGTGGTCTTGGTACACTTACTACTAATAACGAAGGTGTAAAAATTGTCTCTGATGATTTCCATCTTGCAACTGCTGCTGATATCGTAGCTGATCCATCCGCACCTGATGCCTTTGTACAAGGTATTATGGAAGGAAAGGATTGGGTATGGGACGGTGGTATAGTAAGAGAAAGGTTTGCAGCTAAGACATATAAAGCGGTCAATACTATGGTTGACCAAAAACAACTGGAGGAGAATAAGCTAGGATTGTTCCAAAACTTCCTATCAAATCTCTAACATTTTATAAATAAACATAGATTATATCAAGATCTAATCGGAGAGTTCACAAATGTCCGCTAAGGAATTACAAGAAATGGAAAATCCTGTAACAAGGGGTGCGAAGGCTGGCGACGGTATGAAGAAAGTTGATGACTCAACTTCTCCAGGAGCATCTGCATCTTATGAAGATCTAGGAGGACCTACTCCTGAGAATTATAAGTCAGATAACGACTCAGCCAAGCTTAAAGAACCCAAAATCAAAACGGTATCTGATATCGTAAACAAAGGTGCTGGTAAAGCAGACTCAATGCAGTCTATCGGCACAGAAGTTCTTAAGCAAGGTGACGAGCCAGCTAAAGAAGATTCAGCAGAAGTAGTTGCTGAAGCACCATCCGAAGAGGAGACTACTCCAACTGTGGATGTCGAAGAAGATCTTGCTGCTCTATTTGGTGGCGAAGAGCTATCAGAAGAGTTTCAAGCAAAAGCTAAAACAATCTTTGAAGCAGCAGTAACTGAAAAGGTTAATGCTGTTAAAGAAGAGATGACAGCTGAGTTTGAAAAAACAATGTCTGAACAACTTGAGTCTACTAAGACAGACTTGATCGAAAGAACAGATGCTTATTTGGAGTATGTCTCCTCTGAGTGGATGTCTGAGAACAAGATTGAAGTAGAGCATGGACTCAAAACTGAAATGACAGAATCATTCCTTAATGGAATGAAGAGTCTTTTTGAAGATCATTATGTATCAATCCCTGACGACAAATATGATGTATTGGAGAGTATGGTCTCCAAATTAGATGAAATGGAATCCAGACTTAACGAACAGATCGAAACAAACATTTCTCTCAACAAACGCCTAGGTGAATCTACAGCAGATGGAATTTTCCGTGAAGTAGCCGAAGGACTTGCTGAAACACAAAAAGAAAAGTTAGGATCGTTATCTGAAGGTGTTGAGTTTGAGAGTGAAAACGCATACCGTGAGAAACTAGTTACACTTAGAGAATCTTATTTCCCTAGTGAAACCAAAAGTTCTACCAATAAAGTCGAAACTCTCTCAGAGGGTGTGACTGCCGAGGGTGCTGGATCAGCAACTTCTGATTCTATGAGCAACTATCTTAAAGCCCTTGGAATGGCAAAATAACTCGCAAATTTAAACACTATCCCCCCGTACAATGTACAACGCAGAACAATTAATGGAGAAGTGGGGTCCACTTCTCGATGCTGATGGGGTCGATCCTATTAAGGATTCCCACAGACGATCAACAACGGCGGTTCTCCTTGAAAACCAAGAGCGTTTTCTAAAAGAACAACAAGCATTTGAAACTGGCAACGGAATGCTTACTGAAGCAGCTCCTACAAACAGTGGTAACGCTGTAGGTGGCTCTGGTGCATTCGGTGCAGGATCAGCAGACGCAGGTCCTACTGCAGGTTTCGACCCAGTACTAATTTCATTGATTAGAAGATCAATGCCTAACCTCGTTGCATACGAGTTAGCAGGTGTTCAACCAATG